TCTGTGCTACCAAGGGGCGCGCTATATCAAATATCGAAGCTGCCTCCGGGTTGATTTCTGCCAGAGCCCGCTGTTGCGCCTCTAACAGCGCATCCTCTAGCTCGCCAATCTTAAATCCTTCCTTGCTTGGCGCTATGGTCCCCCTTGATGCTGCGCGCTTTTGCTTGCCTATCAGTTGGCGCTGCTCGTCCAGGAACTCATAAGTAAATGGGATCTCGTCGTTGATTGCTCTTTGATATATCTTTCTCTCTTCTTTACTGAGATCGCTTATATCTCCGAGCCTAGCTATTTTTGCGTCCAGGAAGTCAACGATAGAGCTTGGGTCAACAGGTGTTTCGCCAGGAACCATCTCATTGATCTGGCTGTAAAGACCTCTAGCCTGAGTCCGAAGTCCTTCGACATTCGCAATCATTTGGTCCTTAACCTCCATATCTACAGACGCTATATCAACATCGCCGCCGAACCTAGCAATGAACTCATCTGCCTTTGATGCTACGTCCTTGATGGCCTGCTCTCTTTGCCCTTTAAGAACTCCACCAGGAGCTTGCGCTAGGGCAGCCTCAAGAGAGATGTACTGAGGATTCTGCGACACCGCGCCAAGGGGTAAAGATTCCTCAAGCGGAACTCCGCCAGGAGTCATTCCTAGAGATCTTGCTGCTGCTACTGTCTCAGGGTCTGGCTGAATAAGCTCTCTTGCTGCCTGCTGAACCTGGGTAGTTGGAGCCGCTTCACTAGATCGACCTACCGTGCGGACCATCTCAGCCGTCTGGCTTACCGCTTGTTCTTGCTCTTTTGGAATCTTTGCCTGCTCTGGGATGCTTCTGGTTGTTATGCCTCGATACGCCATAGGGATAGCGTCTGCGGCCATAGAAAAACCACCAGCCATTAAAGGCTCTACCACATTGAACTCGCCGCCTGCTGCCGATTGAGCTCCCTCTATAAGAGATTGAATCCCTGCCTCTGCTAGGGCTCTTCCGCCCATTGTGGTTGCTCTCCCCGCAGGAATGGCAGCCGTAATAGCCGTGGTCATTTGGCCAACATCTGTCATAGATAAGCCGGGATCATTTAAAGAGATTATCCTGTTTGTTACTTTATTTATTGCAACGACCTTATCCCTGCCTTGATCATCTCGAGAAACCTGAATCCCTATATTTGGATCAAGCTTAGTTAAGATATTTCCAAGCTCGATTGGATCTGGTGTAAATTGCGCCATAGCAGTGATAGCCGCAGCCTTGGCTGGGTCTTCATCAGTAAGCACTGTTCTAAATGCGCCCTCTGGAGCCGTGGCATAAGCCTCACCTCTAGCTGTACTTAAAGCCTCACGCTCTCGTATGTCACTAGGAGTTTCCGCACTTATAGAGCGAACTCTTTCAAATCCCGAGGGCATTTGTAAGCCTTGCTGAGCTTGTGGTGCAGCACCCTGTGCAGGCTGCACTCCTACTTGTATAAAGCCTGGAGGTAATGCCATTTTATTGTCCTGTGTATTCCACGATTATTCTCTGACCAGGATTTTCAGGGTCAGGATAAGAGTATGTGCCCGATTCTAATTGACCGGTTGAGGCTTTTGAAAATAACTCATCGGCAGAATTAAAATAATTTGACCCAGTGACTATAGCCTCATCTGTTGGTGAAACTTGCCCAATAATATCTTGCAGGGCTTTCATCCTTGGAGAATCTTCAGCGAACAGGCTTTTCATCATTGCTTCAGGCGCACTGTATTGAATAGCCTCGTTTCTACCCTCCTCAAATCCTGTAAGAATGGATGGGATAGCAGATGCTGTAACAGACTTTGCTACATTTATTAACTGATCAACATCAAACGTATCTGGGTTGGCTGGATCAACAATTCTTATGAGCTGGTCCATATCAACCCCCTTTCCCTGCAAGAAGCTGAACAAGGCACCAACGCTTGTTTCAGCTCCAGACAAGGCAGCCGCATCTCTGTCTGTAACCACGCCAGGTGATATAAGCCTCGCAACATTCATGATACCAGCGTTAATTGCCGCCCGAGAACCATTTCGCATTTGCTGCTCAAGTCCAGTAACCTTGTTGTATGCAGTTGTAACTTCGTCCACGTTCTTGTTTCGCGTTCTTGCTGCCCCCGCTATTTTTCCAAGCTCGCTTCTTCTAAGCTCTGGGTCCATGTAGCCTTCAGGTGTAGGAACCGATTTAAACGTGCCGTCGGGCATTTGAAGCATCTGACCGGGATCGTAAGCCTTCGGAGCTGCTGGAGCTGGAATAATACCCATAGAAACACCAGCTGAGATCATATTATCAAGACTGTTATTAAATCCGACCATGTCGCCCGACTGATAGAGGGCAAGTAACTCATCCGTGTGCCTGGTGTCTATAGGAACATTCATGTCCTTGAAGCGCTGCAATTGAGACTTGCGGTCCGCCAGAATTGACCCAGCCATCTGAGGATTAGCCTTTATCATCATGGCATCTTTAAACATAGTCAGCTTGCGCTTTTCTGCCAGGTCCTCGTTCTGCAACATCTGGGCGCGTTCTTGAGCCTGACGCTGTTGCTGCTGCTGTAAGAACTGGGGCGCCTGGCCCTTGAATGCCGCGCCTATACCCATTAGGGCTGTGGATAGGTCTGCCATGTTAGAGACTTCCTAATTTTGGAAATTGATATGCTGTCAGCGGAGATTGAAATCCGTATGTAGGCTGCTGTGGCATTGATGCTGGCACTACGCCGCCTGCTGACGGGAGTTGAAATCCGTATCCTGGTACTTGAGGCGTCACACCTGGGCTCATGCTAATAGGTTGAGACTCAAATACATCAGCGCCTGGTGCGGCACCTCCTGCTGTAGTACCCAATCTATTTCTAGAAAAGTAATCACCCACACCAGCGGCTTGGAATGCGTCGCCTATTTGAGCGCCATAGTCAGGAGCAAAGATAGGAGAGTTAGGCACACCGGCGAGCTGGCTTCCTACTCCTGATTGAAGATTAGCTATATTGGTAGCGTAAGCCTGTTGGGCCTGAGCCTCTGTTAAAGCCCCGCTATTAACTAGATCCATCAGCATGGTTCTTTGGCTGTCGATCATTCCTGTCAGGTTTGTTCCCTGGGTCTGATAGATACCGGCCAAAGCATTAGCCAATGATCGCTCGTCTTGAGCCTGTTGCAGTCCTTCGTTTGTCCTGCCCTGGGCCAGATTAATGCCAAGGTTGTTAAGGGTTTGAGCCGCAGGTAAGCCTGTAGATAACCCATACCCAGATAGCTGGTTGCCAAGATTGGTTTGAGTCTGTAGCTGTTGACTTCCTAATCCCGTGGCAATGTTAGCTAGGTTTGAGCCCTGGTTAGTAGCTGCTTGCAATCGAGTGGTTCCCTCGGCAGTAGCTAGATTACCCAAGTTTGCCCCCTGGTTGGTTAGAGCACCAAGTCGCGCCTGTCCCTCACCAGAAGCAAGGTTTGCTAGGTTAGACCCGGCTCCGGTTGCTATGTTGGCTGTGCTTCCAGTAGCCGCAAGTCCCTGACCTGATAGTGCGCCAAGGTTAGCTATCTGCTGCTGTAGCCCTTGTGAGGCTAGACCCTGCCCGAAGCGCTGTAACTCCTTTTGGACGTTACCGCCTCCGAGACCGCCTGTAGCCGCAGCGCCCGATAGATTTGCTCTCATGCCCTGCTCACGCAGAAACGCCATCTGTGGAGATTCTTGGTAGGCCTGGTTAAATGCGTCCTGTCCTAAAGCTCCTGATAGAGCCATCTGCTGTTGTAAGGCAGTTGTTCCAGCCTGGCGGTAAGGATCAAACATACCCTCAGCTCTGCCGAAGGAATCAGTAATGTCTGTTCTTGCCTGACCAAAGCCAGCACCCAAAGCCTCTAAGCCCTGGGCTGTTCCTTGGGTTATATCCTGGCGAGCCTGGCCAAAACCTGCGCCTAGAGCCTCCAAGCCCTGCGTAGTACCGGCCGTTATGTCTCCACGGGCCTGGCTTGCTGCTGCTTCGGCCTGCGCTAGCCCCTGTTGGTACTGAGTTGTTAAGTCTTGTCTGCCCTGCTGGTTTAGCGTATCAAGCCTGTCTATCGCTGCCTGAGCTCCACCTTTAAGGGCTTGCTCTGCTCCAAGCAAACCTGTCTGTATCTCTGCCCCGGTTGCAGGGGTCTCTGCGATTTCTACTGGAGTTATCGGAGTGCCGACCCTTGCTTGAGATATTTGCGCCGGGGTGTAATTAAGCTGCTCGGTTAGGTTTCTCTCAACGATATTTTCTGGAGCGTTAAAATACTGAGATACATCCTTGGTGCTTGCCACGCCGTTTTCAATAAGCTTCTGAACCGCTGCCACTTGTGCTGCGTCCAGGTTGCCGCTTGTGTAAGCCTGGGGAGAGATGTCAGTTAGGCTTTGAATGACTAACGCCTTGTCTACATTAAAGTAGCCAGACACGTCATTGACATCAACCTCGCCGGCATTGAGCAGATCTTTGACTGCATCTACTGTGGCCGCATCAAATGGACCTTGAGCTGGTAGCCCTTGAAGCCTTGCTATGCTCATCCTCGAGCTCCCATATTAAATATATTAGCTACTTGCTGTGAGGTGAAAGCCCCCTGAGATGGGCCCTGCATTCCAGACGTTGGACCCGGAACGGTCACTCCCTCTACTGCCGATCTTAATCCCTTGGCTATTTCATCTCGGCCCTTATTGTCGTAATGCCATCGAGCATAGCCTTCCAGGGTTGCGAACTGAGGATCACCGCCCGCAATGAGCTCATCTCTGTTAGCCATGTAATCGTCTTTAACATCCTTCTGTGCTTCCAGGTACTTATTAACATCCGCCGAAGACCAATCGGTCATTCCTGCGTCTGAGAACTGAGTCTCTTGTATAGGCTGGAATTGCAAAGGCTGAGGATTTATTAATCCACTCAAAGCCGAGTAATCTATAGGGACATTTTGCGCTTGTATAGGCGCGCCCACCGGGTCCCCCAATCGAGCGTTACGCATCCTGCCAACAGAATCTATTAGCGCTTGCTGAGCCATCATGTCACCAGACTGCATGGTCTCAATCATCGGCCTAAACGTGGACCCAGCTAGAGCCATGTTCCGATTCATGCCCTCTTGTCTGATGTTCTGGCCAGCCTGGTAACCAGGCAGCAAAGCCTCTGAGGCTCTGTTCCCGTACTGCTGAATGAGCTCCATGTTAGCCTGGCGCTGGGCCTCAGCCTGGGCAATTGCATCTTTCTGGGCGTTGTTACCCATTATTGATGAGCCAATGCTGGCAGCACCCATAGCCGTGCTTAATGGATTAGCCATTGCCGCCGTTGCAGCCTTTCCGCCCAAAGCTAGAGCTGCGCTCCCTGCTTTTGCTAGTAATGGTAAAGCGAATTGCAACATAAGAATCTCACCTACTTAATTTAGTTAATTTTAGCATACTTAGACTGCGACCCACCCCTGCGAGGTATCGCCGCCTATATCTGGCTGCATCTTCCTGTACTCTATCGATCCTGTGGACCCGGTAGAGTTTATGTACAAACTGTACTGCCTGGCCTCTACCACGCCCTCTGGCGAGCCCACTCCCACGATAGGAATGCTTAGGCTTGCGTCCTGGGTGAACTGTCTAAACGGTTGAGCCATAGTCCCATCAGGTTGGACGATAGGCTGTGCCTGGTTAAGCCTAGGGCCTGTCACTTATCACCACCAATGATGTTAGCGGTTAACTGTATTATTACAGGCTTGACCGCATCCGTTAGAGTGAACCTGAATATCTCGAACCTGGAAGCCCTACCGTTCCTGCGCCATATAGCCCTTCGGCTGTACTCGCCAATCTTGCCTATGCTGCGAGAGATAGGTCCGCTCCAGGTCTTGCCGTCCTTGCTTCTCTCTAGCGTGATCTGAGGGTCAGGGGCGTCAGTGTTACCCACACCCGATTCAACCGTAAGCTCTAGAGTAGGGAAAAACACCGACTGCATATTGTTCTGGAAGGGCTGTGTAGCGACGCGCCTAATGATTATATTCTCGTACTCTGTGTACACGTCCGGGTTTAGCTCGCCAATCCTGCCGTCAATAACGTCACCGCAGATAACCTTGTTGTAAGCCTTGACGATCGAGGACACCCTGAGAGCTCCTAGGGAGCCGTCTAAGAGCGACTTCCTCTCATGCCACCTCTGAGATGTCGTATCGTATACAAGCGTTGTAGAGGGCAGTGAGAAGCCTATAAAGTATGCTCCCTTGCTTGCGTATGCCCATGAGTAGATGTTTGCTATAGCGGTCTCTGTAAGTGTAGA